CAGTACGCTGGTTATCACCAACAATTGCTACGCTTGGTGGCACAATAATCGGCAATAGTAACTCTGCGTAAGTACCTGGTTTAACATGAATTGTAGCTGATTGCCCTGATGGTACAGCCGCTACTGCAGCTTGTATACTAGCAAATGGTAAGGATAGATTAGTACCTGGATTGCTATCAAGGCCGTTTGGAGAAACATAAAAAGTGTTAGTTGATGCTGTTGTGTTAGACCAAATAGTACCAGTTCCAGCTGCATCAATTGTTAAAGATTTACCTTTGTCCGCTGTGCTAAATGTTGGAACAACCGCATCGCCAGCGAAAAACTGCCATTTACCTGCAGCTAAGTCGGCTGCAAAACTTGCGCTTGAAGTATTAGAAACAAGACAAATGTAGTTAGAACCACCGTTACTGATAGAGTCGTTTACAAGATAACTTGTAGCGGTAGCCCAAGGGCCTCTCCAACGAATACCACTATTAAATATTGCCCATTTACCTGCAGCAAGATCAGTTGCAAAAGCAGCGGAAGAAGTATTTTGAATTAAACACTGGTATGTATTACCACCAACTACAACAATGTCGTTAATGTAGTACAGAGTTGTGGCTGTCCAAGCGCCACGGGTACGGATTGTGTCAACAAACAAGGTCCAATAAGCTGTATTGGTAGGAATATTACCTGTAGTAGTAGCTATACATGTATATAAATTTGCGCCGTAAGCTACAAGGTTTCCAGGGAAATACTGTGTTGCATTGTTGTAAACGCTTTGTGGGGAAATACCTTGTACAAAAGAACTCCAGAAAGTAGCGTTGGTTGGAGGATTGTTATTAGTTGTTTGCTTAGCAATGTAAGTGGATGGGCCGTAAGTTACTACGTCGTTTGCTTGGTAAGTAGTAGTAGAGCTATAAACACCTTCGAACTGGATACCAACCGCAAACTGTGACCAAATCAACGGGAACAAATCCGGTTGTTTGTTAATGTTGTCAGCTAATGAAACATAAATTGTTGAGCCGTAAGCAACCGCATCACCAACGTAGTATTGAGTAGCCGCACTCCAATTACCAACAAAATTAATACCCTCAACCATTAACGCCCAGTAAGCGGTGTTAGTTGGGATATTACCAATTGTTCTAACAACGTTGGTATACACATATACGTTACCACCGTAACGCACTACGTCATTGAGTTCATATTCAGTGGTAATTACATAATCACCAGCCCAATAAAAACGTAATTTGCCTAAGTCTACAATTGTCGTCATACGAACACCATCTCTAAATGACCTTTAGTTCCCCAACGGAACTGATAGGTACTGGTTGAAAAGATCCAATTCACGTACTGATTTGGGCCTACAATATAAGTTGGTTCTGGTAAAGATACCACACCATTACCATTTTTAATAATATCCACATCTAAGTTGCCAGTTTCCTGGGTTAACCTAAATCCGTAAAAAGTCTTACCCGCTAAATCTGTGCCTTCATAAAACCCAGCCATATTAGACCCCTTCCAATGCGGAAATAATAACATCAAAAGCGTCGGTAATACCAGCAAATGTATTAGCTAAAAGGATGTCCCCTGCATTTACAACAAGTTTATTACCTGCTATTAGGGCCGCAGTATCTGCGGGTTCTACGTATTTATTCTGCACAAAAAAGGTATCTACCCCACTGCGCCTGTGAATAATACTGACGGGGAGCGCACTGCCATAAATATTGGTTACATTAATACCAATCACAACGCCTTTTGACCCCGCAGTATATATTGTTACTGGGGTTCCGCCAACATCTCTAGTGGTTGTGCTTATAAAATTTGCCATATTAGCCACCTAGTGCAATTGCATATATGATAGCAGATCCAGCTGGGTCATAGACCAAAGAGCCATCAACATTATTATAAACAGCTCGTTCAGCTGGTAAATCACAAAATATTTCCTTAGTTCCAGCGGCAAAATTAACTAATGCCCCGCCGTTAGAACTTGTAAACACGGAATCCCGAGTAAGTTGCGTACCATTAAAAGTACCTGCTCCAACTTCCCACTCACCTGCAGCATTATTTGTAATTACATAAAAGGTTGTATTGCCTGTACCAATAGCAGCTGCAAAAGTAGTAAAGCCTGTGAATGCACCAGAAGGTGTGGCAGGGCCTGTACCTGTTACGGTAGTGACCTCACGGACTCGATCTGATACGACAAATGCCATATTATGTTAAACGGATAACAGCGGTAGTTGCAGTAGGTGCTGGGAAAATAATGGTGAAATCACCGTCCGTAGCAGTCTTATCTGAGCCAAAATCAAATACAGCAACAGAAGCGTTTGAAACCGTTGTTGTAGTGTTATAAATTAAACACCCACGAGCCGTCAAAGTTACGCTTGGAAATGTTAGATCGTTAAAATCCAAAATAGCTGTATTGGTAGACAAAACAGGGCTAATGCTGGTTAAAGCAGAACCACCTGCGGGGTAGTTAGTACCTGTTGAAGAAACTTCACCACTGGTTGTATACGCAGTTGTGCTTGCCCCGATTGTTGCTGACGATGTATACAGGGCTAGATAAAACGTATTGCCACCTGGGTTATTAAAATTGTGAAGAGATTGAAACAACTGTTGTTTAAAGCTGTTGCAAATTGCTTGTGAAATGGCCATATTAAATCTCCAAAAGTTTTACTAATTCCGGATGTCCGGAAGTTCTAAATGTATTAGCTAAAGTCGTACGATCCGATTTAATAGCCTGATTCATGTAATGCACAAGGATCTGCCTAATCTGTTCCCGGAAGGCGTTAGCTTGTTCTTTAATCGCTGGATGAGTAGTATCTCCAACATACAAAATGCGATCTAACGCATTATTAGCAAGTTCCTCTGGCGTGAACCCACGATTGTTAGTTGTCTGTACCTGTAAAATACCGGTCTCTGCTTGAGCTTCGATTTGCATTTTAGGTTACCTGTACCCTTACTTGTCCACTGCGATAAGCATCTTGTCTGTTTAAACCATCACCTAAGCGTTTCAGTTCAGCTAGTGCTTCACCATATTTGGTGTTGTACAGGCTGATTAGGTCTTGCTCGCCCTTCATGAAAGTATATGCTTCCACGAGGCTGCCGTAAAGTAATACGGAAGAAAAATGAGTTCCCAGCCAGCTAGTACCTGCAGTTGCAATAGTTTGTGGGTAGTAGTAATAATGTAACTCTACGTTGTAGGTGTCATTAGGGGTAGGTCCCATAATAAAGCTATTTGCATCAAATTGACCATAAAACTTAGGCAATCCAATATCTGTGGGATTGGGGTAGCATTCCCGGATGTAGTTAACGTCTTTATTTAATAGGTAATTCTGAACTCCATCCCCTGGCAAAATAACTGCAAAAGAATAGGTAGACAGATAGTCTGGAGGTAGTGTTAGGTATTTATTGCCTGCAGTGGTATTACCAATTTGGTTGCGGCGCAAGGCAGGTATTTGAACGGTGTTGTAAATACGCTGTTCTGCTTGATCCACAAATACAGGGATATTTGCGACAAAATCCGTCTCAAAGTTTTCTGTGTACTGGCAAATGGCGCTAACTAGCTCTGTATAGTTCATTATTTATTCCTACAGTACCCGAATTAAAGCTTCACCGGCTGTATTATTTGGTAGTACCAGATTCAAAACGGCAGTCAATCCTGGGGTCATGTTTTGACCAAAATTATAAGCTGCCACGGCTTTGTTTCCCTTACTACTATTATAAATCAAAGCCCCACGAGTAGTAAACGTCACCCCTGTCCAAGTGATAGGGGTATTGAATGTAATAAAAGCAGTATTTGCGCCTGTGGTAATTGTGGCTCCACTAAGGGCTAGTCCACCTGCTGTGTAGCCACCACCAACAACTTCACCTACAGTGGTGTAAACAGTGGTGTCATGACCAAGCACAGCGTCAGAAGTGTAAAGTGCAATCTTAAACGTATCCACCAGGAAGTTATGCACTCCCTGATAAAGTTCCCGTTTAAAAGAAGTTGTTTGGGTTTGAATAATTGCCATTATGAGGATACCGCCCTTATGTTACCTACGTAGGAAGTAGCCGCTGTGGGAGCAGACAAAGAAACAGGGATCATACCGTTTGATCCAAAAGCGCTTGCCCCTATTTGGCCTATAAAAACATTATAAGCATCATCCGGTAAAGGACGGGGTTCAAACAGTGCAGTTGAATCAGAAACATTGCGCCGAGGCTCTAATTGAGGCTGTTTAGGCTCATAACAAAAAGTGCAAACCTTAAGGTTATTCCACTCTTTTTTGAGGTCATTAAGCAAAAATGACTGTCCACAGCGATCACACGCACCCCAGGCAAATTTACCGGCAGCGTATGACATTAAACATTGCCCCCCACATCTGGTACAGCGTAAAAGCTTGCTCTATCTACGTCAGCATCGGATACACGCTTCCAATCCTCTTCGTACAGTTGTTTTAACAAAACTGTACGATCTGGAGCTTTTTTCAAAGACAAGTAATACGCAAGCCCTGAAGCTAAGCATGGGAGGAAACGGAAGTTTACGTCAGCCGTGTTTGAAAATGAACCAGCATCTTCAATTCTACGAATGCCATAATATACAAATGTGTATTGAATTGAATTATCAGGACACGGGAAAAAGTAAGCCTTAGGCTGGATTGTTCTCTGGAAATAGAACTGGGCTGGGCGACCTTGCGTGCCTGCTTTGTTTGGAGTGTGTAACCACTCTGCCTGGCTAAAACGATTTAATGTTACGTCAAAATACTGGCTTCCTACTACACCCGTCTGCGGAGAACGAATTACAGAGGAAAGAACATCCACTATATTTTTAGGGATGTTATACTCAAAAACACCCGGAGTTAACACCTGTTCATGCTGCTCAATAGTCCACAAATTTAAACCACGGCTTGCCCACTCTGCAAAAAGCAGATTTAAGGACCGGCGAGCAGTCCTTAAGTCATAACCTGTTCGAGTCTCAATACCGCAGCGCTCGTAGGCTTCGGTAATAAGCTCCTCAATGTCCAGGTCAAAGCTAGTCGTACCTGAGGTAGCCATTGATTACCAGCTAGTAGGCTGAGGAATACGCTTTTGTGCAGGGGTGTCTACAGTACCGTGTACTTTTTGAGCGTTAAAATCAACGTCTACTGGAGCTGGTTTTTTAGCCTGCTCAGTAGTCTCAGAAAATACTGCGCCGAAACCTTTAATTGCTGCACCTACGCCACGTTTTTTAGTCATTTTATTGCTCCTTAGCAAGCTTTACGTTTTTTAGTCATACCACCTTTTGCATAGGCAGATTGTGGAGCAATCAGGGTTAGATTGCCTTTCATCTTGCCTGGCATCAGTGCACGGCCTTCACGACTTTTTTTAGCAGTACCTGTAGCTGCTGGGGCAGTTTTGCCATCAGTAGCTTTTTTCATCATTCCACCATTTTTTGCTTTGATTGGTTTGCCCATTGCCATTAGTTTATGGCGGTTTGTGTTACTTGCATTCATTTCCATATCTGCTCCTTATTTTCCCCAATGTCCTGCTATAAATCCTGCTATTCCAGTAAAAGCACTAACTGCTCCACCCGCCCACATCAACACTTTCCAGCCACCACGAGCTTCGGATAAAGTTTTTTGGATATCTTGCAAAGCTGTTTTTATAGCTTCCATATCCGACACCAACTTATCCATATCGTCTTGAAGGTGTTTTATGTCACTAGCGTGGGTTGCCAATTCCCGTGCCGTTTCAATTTCTTCCATTATAAACAGTCCTTAGCCATAAAATACCGTAACACTAGCTAGATTTGTCATAGTTGCATAGATACTGGTGGAACAAAGTACACCATCCCCCGGAACTGTCAAATAAAAAGAATTTGGATTTGAGTTAGCGGGTATATCTAATTCAACTACTACGGAACCGCCTGTGCCACCGTCTTTTAACAATAAAGTGCCTGTAACGCCTGCAGAGGCGCAGATGGCAATTCCTTTAATGCGAGACCTGCCTGCAAAAATAACGCCTGAAGCATTTAAATGCGTACTTTTTACGTCATATTGAAAACCCATAATTAATCTCCTAGATTATTGGGGTAAACCCCTAAAGATTAATTAAGTTGCTGAAATAGCTGTGCCAGCAGGAGAAATCCAGTTTGTACCGTTACCAACAGCAACGCATGGGTTACCAGCTAAGCCATTAGATACATAGATTGTCTTGCCAATAGTCTTAGGTGTTAAAGCGTTAGCTGTGGTTACTGTGTAAGCTGGGAGAGTAACAGAACCGGTTACATTACCGGTTACATTACCGGTTACATTACCAGTAATTGAACCGATAAAGCCGTTTGCTGAGGCCACTGGGCCTGTGAACGAGGTACGTGCCATAATAAATTGTCCTTCATACAAAGATATAGCTCATTAGTCTTGTATGCGTCTGCCGGGGCAGTCTAATAAGCCGGTTTTCCCCGGTTTCCTTTATATTAACACTATTTTAGTTTTGTGCAATATATTTGTTAAAATAACTAGGAGGGGCCGGGCCACGTATTGGCTTTAAGTTGTATTTTAACGGCCTGCTCACCAAATTTGGAGAAGTAATGAAAGGTGTTAAATGGCTAGGGACAATCTTGTGTTTGACTGGCATATGTTTAACGAGTTTTAACGTATACCCTACCAATATTATCCTCAGTTTGATTGGTAGTGCATTATGGACTTGGGCAGGATGGGCTCAAAAAGACATGCCCCTGTTTTTAGTTGAAGCGGTGGCTGTGGTGTTTTACGTAGCTGGAGTTATTGCACTTTTTTATTAAGGCAGAAAATGACAACTATTGTGGGCGATTGGAGTACCAGGGTGCTCGTTTCAGATAGTCAGTTCTCAGATGACGATACTGGCATTAAGTATTTTGACGAAAAGATTGTTCCCATAGATG